GGCATCTCGGTGCTGGAGGACACCGAGCTGATCGAGAACCTGCTGCTGGAGTTGACCCAGATCCAGGACTACTCCAACTCCAGCGTGATGAACCAGATGCCCTTCTTGAGCAACGACCTGTCGCTGAGGGTCATTTTGACCACCAAGTTGTGGTTGGTGCTGTCCTTCGTGTCGGACCTCTACACCAACATCAGCTACCTGGTGGGGAGGAGGGACGTCTTCTACACCAAGGTGTACAAGGACGGCTTCCAGATCCCCAAGAAGAGGAACATGACCGTGATGAAGAGGTTCGGCGAGTACATCCTCATGGTGAAGAGGGGCTCCATGTTGACGGCCGACAAGGCCATCAGGTACAAGGTCATCACCAGGAAGGACTTGGCGCTGTCCTACAACAGCTTCAAGGGGATCTTCAAGACCTTCAAGGACTGCAGCTGGGACAGGAACTTCGTCCAGACCAAGTGGCTGTCCTGCACCATCACGGACATCAGGCACTTCCTGAAGGTCAGGGAGGTGTCGGTGGCGTTGATGTCCAACTTCAGGGACAAGAACAAGGAGGACATGAAGGACAAGTACCAGGGGTTCAACCCCTTGAAGAAGAGGGTCTTGACGATGCTGATCGTCCTCTTGGAGAAGTCCAGGAACACCTCCACCTCGTCCCAGTTGAACAGGTACCTGTTGAACTCCGCCCTCAGCTACATGTCCCACAGGGAGGAGGTGCTCAAGGACATCTTCTCGGAGTCCGTGAGGACGAGGTTGTGCGCCTACATGAAGATCAAGCAGATGGAGTGGTACATCCACATGCTGCCGAAGATGGAGAAGCTGTGGCTGGACAGGATCAAGACCTTGAAGTCCTTGAAGACGGACTACGACAGGCTGTTGTTGCCCTCGTTCTACGACCTCTCCGACACGGTGGAGTTCTCGGTCTCCATGGACGAGATCTACACCTGCAACCTGTTCGACAAGGACTCCGGGTTCAAGGACCACCGCTTCAAGGGCATAGTGGAGAAGATGACCTCCGCCGAGCTGAAGTTCTTGCAGATCAGGGACACCGAGGAGTCGCAGGGGAAGATCCAGGACTTGAGGAAGTTCTTGCTGCAGAAGGACACGCTCCACACGTTCGACAGGAAGTTCGTGGCCAAGGCCACCAGGAGGTTCTTCCAGCAGAAGGTCAACAAGGTGAAGCTGAAGGAGGCCATGTTGATGGCGTTGCACTCCGTGATCGACTCGGCGATGATGATGACCAGCTCGGTCCAGG